CATTCTGCTTGTCGGATGACACATAGGGACGGAAATACCTGCTTTTGAATATGGTTCTATTTGCCATCTCCTTCGCGGCGAGGACAGCAAGGAAAAGATAGAGGGTTGTCAAACGCTGCTGTCCGTCAATGAGGAAAAACCTTTCGGGAATTGCTCGGTCGAAATATGCATAAATGAAACCTATGTTGTAGCGGTTAGATTGCTCCAGAAACAAAGCGTATGCTCTTTTATGGTCTTCAGGAATTTCGACAGGAATCGGCGAATGCGTTTTTTCGATGGATTTTAATATCCCCTCAACAAATGGACGCACCTGTTCTTTGCCCCAAACATAGTCGCGCTGAATCTCTGGGATGCAGAAATAACCTATGTCCCCTTCACTGAAAAGTTCTTTGACTGTATAGCGACCTGATTTCATTTTGCCTCTCCTCCTTCGTCACTCTGAAGTGCCTTGCGCAATTTGTAAAGTTGAGCCAATGTATCTGCAGCATTTGATGCGGCGTCTTCGGCACACCAGCAATCGATGTGGCTACCCAAGCCGCTCATCTTGGAGAACACATTAAACGTATGTGGCGGCACAGGCTCTCCGGAATTTATCTTGTCACGTAGTACTTTTCTTTTTGCAGCGAAAACCCTATTGAGAAATGCCGAATTAAGTGAACCAGTTACTAGGGCAAGATTTCCTATCGAATGGAGACATTCCGTATTCACATCGCCAAAAGTTTCTGGACGCAATTGGGACAATGGCAACGCGAATCTCTTAAAATGGATATCAAGTAAGTCCATATACAACTTAGCCAGTTTTTCCCATTGATTATCTTCTGGCGTAAAAGCTATGTCGTTTTCAAGTTTTTCGGCAATTTCCAGGATGGCTTTGTTGTTGGGATCGCTAAGGACTTTGTTCAATTCCGCAGCCTCTTCTTTATAATAATCCGAACAAAGGAGAATGCGTTTTGCAGACAGAACCGTGAAAAACCAATTGTGGATATTGGCTCTGTTTTTTTGAAGATCTTTTACCATTTTTTCAATAGAACCCGCCCCTGCGGGGGTCTGGCATTGAACATGCTCTATGCTTTTCGTGGAACTGTTGTCAACATTGTAGAATGGAAACGCCAATTTCCCATTTGGCCGAAAATTCCCATTTCCATCAACTTCGAAGCAATTCAGCAACATCAGATCGTTCCGTATATCTTCTGGTGATTTCTCAAAATGACGGCTATAGGTTTTGAAGAAAAGCTGTTCCGACCCCATGTTCTCTTGACGGCCACTGAACTTATCGCGTATTTTCATTTTTGTTGCACTCTGCCACGCACTTCCAAGCGAAGTCAACTCCCCTATCAGTCGTAGACGATTGACGCCATTTGTCCTGAACAGCAAGAAACCGTATGCGTTATGTCGGGCTACGTCGTCAAAAGCATCACGCATCCTCCAATACATATCCTCTATGGCATAGAAAAATTCCAAGGCATCATTTGGCGAGGCAATGCGCTCGTAGTATTTGTTAAAAAGCCGATACCTCTTCGTCATGGAAGGCAAATGTTCCTCTCGCGCTTTATAGAGGTTATCAGCCTCATCGCCCTGGATTCCCTTGCTATGTTGCAATAATACAAGAAGAAGAAAATCGTAGATGGCATACTGGCCACCATCAAAAAAGAACGGTCCCACATCTGGTCTGGCAAGCCAACATTCCATTTCATCCCAGGTTCTTCCCATATCCGATCGATGTTCCAGAACCTCGTTGTAGGACAGTTTAGTGGAGCGTCTCGCCGCCTGGCAAAGTAAAAGCCCCTTAATCAGTTCCGCGTCTGTCAAAGGGACTTTTCTGCCATTCAGGTTCTCGAAGACTTCCTCGCCCTGAATATTGTCCTGAACTAGATTGACTATGACAAGGGTGTTGTCACAAAGATAACGATAGAAATCCGATATGGTCTCCTTGTCCCCAGCTTCCTTATTCCCTGCGGTAAACTTCTGTGAAAGAAGCTTGCCAAGGTTCCTGAACGCCTGTGTCATAAACCATATTGTCTGGTCGTCAATCTCCTCATTGGCTTTGGTTTTAACGGGTGAAGCATGAAATCCGGACAGACACTCCTTGCTTCCGCCGTCTGTTTCTGATGAATAGTAGTCTATGCTATTCCCTGCAAAATCTTCAAGGTCAAAGTCATTTCTTAAAACTGCGGCCAAGATGGAAAGCGTCGTCAGTCTTTGTTGACCATCAATTACCTCCAGGACTCTTCGACCTGCATCCGATGTCCTTTTCACCGTGATGAACTGCAAATAATATGTGGAGTCTTGATTTCGCTTCCAAGCATCATATATATCGCGAAGAAGTGTGTTCACTTGATCAGAAGCAGTCCATTCCTCTGAGGACTGCCATTTATATCCGCGTTGATATGGTGCGATGTAATATCCCTCAGCCTCATTTATGCCAAGGCAACCGTTTTGGGAATCTGAACTGAAGATTTCCCTTACCGTATATAGCAATTTACCCATGGTGATGAAACCTTTTCATGTTATGCAGACCTGAAACATTTGGAGGCATGATTTGCCCCTAATGCGTCCAAGCAATTGACGTGCCAGAACAAAAACAGGGAAGATAGTTCAGTCGTCCGGCTTCCTAGTTGTTCAGTTTTTCCTCACTTGTTCAAATCCTGAGCATGGATAGGAATGTCCATCAAAGACCGTCTTCTTCCATCTATTATAGTGAGAATCATGCTCTCACACTCTAGTCGACAATTGTTTAATATACGTCAGAATAGCAAAATAGCATAAACATACCCCCGATTTTTCCTTGTTTCACGGGGAAAAGGGGCTGTCACATCATCTGTCGAAACACTCGTTGTCCTCTTCCTCCCCGCACTGCCCTCTGGTTCGCCAGGGGGCTTTTTGTTTTTCGGAAATTTTCGCGGTGGGGGAGAACAAGAATCCCATTTTTCTTTAATACATCGGTGACGGGCAGAGAAGCCCAGAAGACAGAAACCCAACCAAGGAGCACCGATGAACACAGGAAAATTCCTCACCATCCCCGCGGACGAGTACCATGCGGCCAGCAGGAGCGGCCAGTACATGTCGAGCCACCTTCTGGCCGACTTCCGCGAATCCCCCGAACTCTATCGCCGCAAGACCAGCGGCGAAATCGCCGAGGTCGAAAGCCCCGCGCTGGCGCTTGGACGCGCCGCACACTGCCTCATCCTTGAAGGACGCGCCGCATTCGACGAGCAGTTCCTAGTCGCCGACGGCCCCGTGAACCCGAAGACCAGCGAACCCTATGGCAAGGCCACGAAGGCATACGCCGACTGGCTGGCCTCGCAGACGAAGGAGATCGTCAGCCAGAAGGACTTCGGCTTCATCCTGAAGTTGCAGAAGTCGGTCTGGACGCACCCCACCGCCTCCGCGCTGCTGGACAACGGCGCATCCGAGGCGACCGTCCGCGCCTCCTACTGCGACGTCCCCTGCCAGATCCGCATCGACTGGTTCTCCTGCGAATACGGCATCGTGGACCTCAAGACCTGCGACAGCCTCAAGTGGTTCGAGGCCGACTGCAAGCGCTTCGGATACATCTACCAGATGGCATTCTACCGCGCCGTCCTGCGGGAATCCATCGGCGAGACCGTCCCCGTCCACCTCGTCGCCGTCGAGAAGAACGAGCCTTTCAGTACGGGCGTGTGGGAACTTACCGACGAGGTGCTGGACCAGGCCGAGGAGGTAAACAAGGCGGCGCTCGCCCGCTACCGCAAGTGCCGGTACACGGGACACTGGCCGACCGGCTACGAGGACATCCGCATCATCTCTTCACTCTAACCCATAAGGAGAACACCACCATGTCACTGCTCAGCACCATAACCAAGGGGAAGGAGAACCGCCCGCCCCGTCTGTTCGTGTACGGTCAGGAGGGCGTCGGCAAGAGCCTCTTCAGCGCCTCAGCGCCCAGCCCGATCTTCGTCCAGACCGAGGACGGCCTCGGCGAGATCGACACGGCCAAGTTCCCGCTCGCCAAGAACCTCGCGGACGTCACTTCCGCAATGACCGCCCTGCGGGACGAGCCGCACGACTTCCAGACGGTCGTCCTCGACTCAGCCGACTGGCTGGAGCGCCTCATCTGGGACAAGGTCTGCCAGGACTTCGGCGTCCGCTCCATAGAGAAGGCGGACGGCGGCTACGGCAAGGGCTACGTCCACGCGCTCACCTACTGGCGGCAGATCGTCAGCCTTCTCAACGACCTGCGGAACACCCGCGGCATGATCGTGATCGTCATCGCACACAGCAAGGTGGAGCGCTTCGAGGACCCCGAGAACGCCGCCTACGACCGCTACACGCCGCGCCTCCACAAGGCGGCGACCAGCCTCCTCTGCGAGTGGGTGGACGCCGTCCTCTTCGCCACCAAGCGCTTCCGCGTGAGCAAGGAGGAAGGCAGCGGCTTCCAGGGCGACCGCGCCATCGCGACCGCCATCGGGGCCAACGGCGGCGAGAGAATCCTGCGCACCGTGGGCAGCCCCGCATGCATCGCCAAGAACCGCTTCAACCTGCCCGGAGAGATTCCGCTCTCATGGCCAGCATTCATGGAGGCATACGCCGCTGGGAGCGCCGCGCCCGCCCAAGGGGGTGAGGCGAATGTCTGAAAAGATCGTCACCCTGCGCCATGACCAGATATGCGACGTCTGCAAGCACCCCATCAAGGCGGGCGAGAAGGCGTACATGACCCGCGACGACTTCTGGCCGTCGATGGTCTGGTTCGAGCATGTCGGCGGATGCCCCGGCGGCGTCCCCGTTGAACATGCCCCTGCACCGAAATCCCCAGCGCCATGCCCGGCACAGGCCGCGTGCGCGCACTAAACCACAGCAAAAGGAACATCAACAATGGCAACCATCAATTTCAACGCCAATGAAGTGGAGCCCTCCCAGGAGTTCCAGCCCCTGCCCGAAGGGAAGTATGAGGCCGTCATCTCCGACTCGGACGTGAAGTCAACCCGCAACGGCAGCGGACGCTACGTCCAGCTCGAGTTCGAGGTCGTCTCCGGCGAGCACAAGGGGCGCAGGGTCTGGGGCCGCTACAACATCGAGAACCCCAGCGCCGACGCCGTCCGCATCGGTCGCGCCGACTTCTCCGCCGTCTGCCACGCGGTCGGCGTCCTCAACCCCTCCGACACCTGCGAGCTG